GTTCGACCGACCATGACGCTGGTTACGATTCCGCTGAAGAAGAATTCATTGGTAAGGTCAAGTCTGGAAAAGGACGTGTTTCTTTTGGCATGGAGCCGGTTAAGTCCAGCTCCAAGGGACCAGTGGTAGACAGTAGGAATGAGAGTGCGACGATGACGGACCCCGCTATCCTATCGGCCAATGTTGCTCTAGCGCATCAGATTTTAGCCCCTTCTACGGAAGGGACGTCTGTAGCTAAAGTGACCGAAAAGAGTGAACCAAAGGAGACTTTGGCTTCACTTGCCACAAGCGTGAAGAGCGAACCTAAACCCCTCAAGAAAGTTGTGACCATTATCAAGACTGCACAAGATTTAGCAGCCCATGATAAGGCGCAAGCTGACGAAGAGGAAGCGACGTACACCGTCGTGAAGTCTAAGAACGCATTGAAACGTGAAAGATTGGAAGCGAAGATTCGAGACCAGGAGCAGGAAAAGTTGGCTAACAACTCGTCTTTCCCTCCATCCTCCCCGAAGCAGGCGGACAAGGAGGTACTCGAATCCTGCAAGACGCCCGTAACGCCGAGTGGCAAGAAAACGGAGAAATCAACGGCATCATCCAAGAAGTTGGGACATGTCTCGCGGTCCGACCGCGAGACCCCAAGCGAGGAGGTGTTAGTGAAGCTCTTCGACTTGCTCAAGCAAAGTGGAGTCTCGGAAAAGACCTTCAAGCGCCTCCTCGAGGCGAAAGGGACGAAATCCGAAGCCTCCTAATGCAATCTCGACGGCACATTCAGGCCACCCCCCCCAGTGTTGAGCGAATTACCGCCGCTATACACGAAATACTCCCCCGCTACCCCCGAGCTCAGCCGCCAGCGATCTCGGAAGGATTGCACGTTCTTACGGACGCGTATATTCTTTCGTTTGCTGCTACGGCGAATCCTTCCAGTAACCCCGGCGTGCCGTTCGCGGCACTGTCCGACTCGAAGGCGGATGTTATCGCTAACCACGGTCCACTTTTGTGTGCCGCAGTTCGCGAGCGCATCGAGCTCCTTTCCACCGCTGATCTCAACCGGGAGAAGCAAGGACAAGCCGTTGACCTCGTCAAGGCGAATCTTGTAGACCCAGTGAGGTTGTTCATTAAGAATGAACTCCATTCCTTGGAGAAGATTGAAACTGGACGACTGAGATTGATTTCATCAGTCAGCTTCATTGACGAGATTATTGACAAAATCCTGTTCTCCGAACAGGACAAGACAGAAATCGCCAATTGGTGGCAGATCCCCTCCAAACCTGGCATCGGATTTACTGATGGCTATCTGAAATTGTTGGATGACTACGTCATTCCCGAGATTAAGAAGCGCAAAGGTAAGAACCCGAAGAAGTCTCTTTCGGGCTCCGATGCTAGTGGTTGGGACTGGTGTTACCAGCTGTGGATGTATTGGGCAGAGTATAAGCGGCGAACCATTCAAGCAGGTGCAGACACCGGTAAGAAGGAACTTTTGCGAAAGTTATTCTATAACCGGATCGTTTGCATTGCCCATAGTGTATTCGTCTCCTCCGGAGGGAGGATGTTTGCTCAACTCATTGGAGGGATTATGTTGTCTGGAGTTCCTATTACCTCAAGCGCCAATTCGTTTGCTCGCTGTCTCTCAGCGACCATGATTGGTGCAGATTGGGTAATGGCTGCAGGAGATGACGCAGTGGAAACCACGGTAGATGAAGCCGTCGCCAAATACCTAGAGTTAGGCGTGCGCATCAAGTACTATCATGAAATCGGCGAAGACGAGAGTTATGAATTTTGTTCACACCTCTACACTCGAGCGGGAGCATATTTGGTCTCGTGGGAAAAGTGTTTGTGTAACTTACTTAACTCACCGTTTGACGTTGAACTTCTAGTACAGTTTACCTTGGAACTGCGTCACTCTCCAGAACTACAAAGGTGTCGGTCCCTCATCTTGGGGAGTGGTTGGATCCCCAAAACTGAGAGTTTCAATGGCCAACAAGAAGAAAACCAAATCCGGGGGCAAGAAGAAGGCTAAACCTAATTCTGCCCCCTCCCGCGCTTCGCAGCGCTATACAAGTAGCATGAAGGCCAACACGAGTGTACCTCGTTCCATTGCGCTTACACCGAAAGTTGAGCAAATTTGCGGACTCAATGATCCTTTCTGCCCTACCGCAAATGGGGCTAAGATTTTGGATCAGAGCTCGCAGAATACGTTCTCTTTCCAGTCAAAGACGATCAACACAATTGTCAGTGATGTAAGTGGAAATGCAGCCATGCTGTTTCTCCCTAACTACTACTACAACTGGGCTCAGAGTCCTACCACCCAAGTCGATGACACTTGTACTTTCTCGACAGCAATGTCGCCTAATACAACTGCTATGGCTGGTGTTAAGGATTACCGGATCGTCAGTGCAGGTGTGACTCTCACAGGTGTTAGCGCTCCTCTGGACGCCTCTGGCATGGTTTACGTTCGCACGTTCAACCTTAATGGGGCTGGTGCCGGTACTATTGCAGGCGCCACCTTCAACAGTTTGGAACATGCTGAATACAGCCTTGCTTCACTTTCTAACCGCTCTCCTGCTGTGATCTTCTCCGCTTGTGGTCCTTCGACCTACGAGTGGCGGTCACAAGCAGAAACCACTCCCTCTTCCGCGATCGCCGATTACGTTAGCAACCAGACTAGGTCTGTGATGATTACCGTGATGGGCGCTCCAATTAGTCGGACGGTTCTTGAGTGCACGTTGACTGTGAAC